GGTTGAAATTGAAAAATTGAAAAAGTAATGTGTGAATTATGTGTAAATACTGAAAAACATTTATCTATATATTCATATAGATATGATCCTACACATACTACAACTTTAAGAAATAGGTTTGCAGGAACAAGTAATAGATATTTCAATTACTTGATTAATGCTATACGTAGTTCAGTAGGCACACATAATATGTTTGGTTTTGGAACAACTGTTGATGCCGAACAAATTCGGTCTTTTAATCTTTGGTTAGATAATCAATTCAATAATTATATATTTTCTAATTGGTTTGACAAATATGTTGAAGAAGCATATAAAAAAGGACTTATAAGAGCAAGAAACGAACTTATTAAAGCTGGTTATCCAGTTCAAAAAATAGATGATATAAATGCTTTATTAAGAAGTCCACAACATTTAAAAATGTTGAATTATTTAAAGGAAAGTATAGTTAATGAATTACGTGGAATAACAGATGCTTTAAAACAACAATTAAACAGGGTATTATCTGGAAGCATATTAGCAAAAGAAAATAGTAAATTGATTGCTAAAAAACTTGTTGCTGTTATAAATGGAAAGAACGCTAAACAATTAGGGGTCACTAATACTTTAGGACGTTTTATTCCTGCAAAACGTAGAGCTGAATTAATGGCTCGTACTGAAACAGTTAGAATTCATCATTTGGCTAATATTGAAGAATATAGTAATGCTGGAGTTTCAGGTGTGCGTGTAATGGCAGAATGGGTTACTGCTAAAGACGAAAAGGTGTGTAATATCTGTATAGAAATGGAAGGTAAAATATTTACTTTAGAAAAAATAGCAATTCTAATTCCTGTCCATGTACAATGTCGTTGTATTGCTTTGCCAATTAAGGTAAAAAAAATTACAAATAATAAATAACATTTAGTATATTTACATTTAGTTTATTTGTTAAAAATTAAAAAAATGCCTTGGACTGTTGATGATGTAAACCGTTTTAAGAAAGGACTTACTGCAAAACAAAAGAAACAATGGGTTGCAGTAGCTAATTCAGTTCTTGAAAAATGCCGTAAGGATGGTGGTTCTAATTGTGAAGCAAAAGCAATTCGTCAAGCAAGTGGTTCAGTAAATGTAGAAATTATGGAAGAAGAAATTTTAGTACAAATTGCTATTAATAAGAGTTCACAAGTTGCTTATCAGCCTACAACTGTTTTAGTTGAGAATAAACAGTATTTAATTGTGCCTGTTGTAATGATGGTTGAAGGTGTTCACAATGGAAGTGGAGGGGCAATTTATCATTCAGCAGAAGAACTTGGAAAAAGTGCAGATAGTTGGCAGGATATTCCTGTTGTAATAAATCATCCGATATTAAATGGTTCTTATGTATCAATAAATACCACAGGAATTGCAGAGGCATATCAGGTAGGACATATTTCAGAACCTGTAATGAAAAATGAAAAACTTACTGCAAAAGTATATCTTGATGTACAAAAATTAACTGCAATATCACCTGAAACACTTCTTGCAGTACAAGAAGGAAAAGTTCTTGAAGTAAGTATTGGTGTATTTACTGAAGATGAAGAAATAGAAGGTGAATGGAATGGTGAAACATATCAAAAAATAGCCAGAAATCATATACCGGATCATCTTGCTATCTTGCCCGAGGAAGTTGGTGCGTGTTCTGTGAGAGATGGTTGTGGATTAAGAGTAAATAATGAAAAGAAAGGAGGAATGTTAAATGTGATTGAAGTAAATGAAAAATTCCTTAAAGATTTAACTTTACAGGGATATTCAGCAATATTACTTACTCAGGCAGAAGGATTACAAGAGAGGGTGGAAAAAGTTAGAGCAAGTTTGTATTCCAAAGATTCCAATGAAAATGAATACTATATTGAAGAAGTTTTTGATACGTATGCTGTTTTCAGGAAATATGTCAGAGTTAAGGAAGGAGACTATTGGAAAACCACAGATGTACAACTATTCAAACAAGTTTATCAGGTAAATGCTGATGGTTCTATTGAATGGGTTGGAGAACCTGTTAAGGTTGTGAGAAATGTAGAATACGTAACTGTTAATAATGAAAAATTAAAAACGATGTGTGAAGTTTGTAAAGAAAAAGTAAACGAACTGATTGCAAATGAATCTACACATTTTAACGAATCTAACAGAGAATGGCTTGAAAGTCTTACCGAAGACAAATTGGATTTACTAATTCCAAAATTAGTTAAAACCAATACTTCAACACCTTCTTATGAGGATGCTGTTAAAATTGTACAGGCTAATGCAAAAAGTTTGGATGATTATCTTGGTATTCTTCCTGAAAATATTAAAGCCGAAGTTCAAGTAGGTTTAAATGCTTTTAAGGAAAAGAAGGATGCTCTAATAGCTACTATTCAAGCTAATACTGAAAAGGATACTTGGAATGTAGATGAATTGAATGTAATGTCTTTACAGGTATTACAAAAGATTGAAAAATCTGTTGTTAAAGCCGATTATTCTGTAAATCGTGCTTCTGGTGGTAATAATACTAAGGAAAAAGTTGAACCACTCATTCTTCCATAAATGAATTTTAAATTAAAATAAAGGAGGTATTTGAAAATGGCGAAACACACCATTAAAGTAAAGAAGTATGCGGATGTTATAGAAGAATATGCCGCTGTTGGTGCTATCACCCCTGGAATGCTTATTGAGGTTACAAGTGCTGGAAAAGTACAACCTCATTCAAGTTCTGCTGGAAGTGCTTTAGCTATGTTTGCTCTTGAAGATGAACTTCAGGGGCGTGGAATTGATGTAGACTTTTCTGCTGATGAAAAAGTACAATGTTGGCTTCCGGGACATGGAGATATGGTCTATGCCTTACTTGCTGACGGAGAAACTGCTGTTATTGGAAACTGGCTTGAAAGTAACGGTGATGGTAAGTTGAAAGTTGGTACTACTGCTCCTATTGGACAAGCTGTTGAAGCGGTTGATATGTCAGGTTCTTCCGGGGAAGACCCGAATGGGCGTATAATTGTAAGAATTAATTAAGAGGAGGTAAATTATGGAACCTAATGTTTATATGGATTTTATCGGGCATGGTAGTTCACAAGGTGAAATTGCTGCTCAAATTCAGAATAATTCACTGAATCCATCAAAATTACGCCCTTTTCTTGCATTGGATGAATCAGGTAATATTGGAAGTTTTATTTCTGTTTTTAAAGGAGGGGATTCTAAGAAATCAGAAAATTATAAAACAATCCAAATTAATACTGAAGCTGTATTACGTAGGGAAGAATGGCAGGCTCTTGATACTGCAATCCTTGGTATAGCTGAACAACGTCTTACCGGATTTAATGATTTGGTGAATCGTGGTTTGGTTTATAATCTTGGAAATGCGATGGGTACTACGGTACTTGAATCACATACAGTATCGGATGCTATGGAAGCGGAAATGACAATGGATGGAGTTTCACGTAGTAAGGGGGATCGTCCTGTATTTGGAACAACTTACTTACCAATTCCTATAATCCATGTTGATTATGAAATCAATAGCCGTGTACTTGCTGCAAGCCGTTCACTTGGCAATCCTCTTGATACTGTAAGTGCGGAACGTGCTGCAAGAAGGGTTGCTGAAAAATGTGAAGATATGTTATTCACCTCTACTACTTATACATTTGGTGGTGGAACTATTTACAGTCTTGTAAATCATCCTAATCGTTCTTTAGTAACTCTTTCAACTTATGGGGATTGGGCTACTACTTCAACTACTGGAGCTAAAATTATTGAAAGTGTTCTGGCTATGAAACAGGCATCTATCAATAAATATTTTTATGGTCCCTGGGTGCTTTATATTCCTACGAATTTTGAAACTCGTTTGGATAATGATTATGATCCGACTACTCCCGGAACAACCATTAGGGAAAGAATAATGAAAATTGGTGGTATTCAGGACATAAAAGTCATTGATCGTCTCACATCATCCAATGTTTTGTTAGTTCAGACTACAACTGATGTTGTTCGTATTGTGCGTGGAATGGGACTTACTAATGTTCAGTGGGGCACTGAAGGAAACTTTATTACCAAATATAAAGTTTTAACAATTCAGGTTCCTCAAATTCGTTCCGATTACAATAGTAGGACTGGTATTGTTCACATGAGTTAAATTAATTTTTCACTAATCAAGTGAATATTTAAATTTTTAAAAAATGGTAACAAGAACAAGAACAAGAACAACTGAAACTAAATCTATTGAAGATAAAGTTGAAGTAAAAGAAGTTGAACAGGTTGAAGAAAAAGTCGAAGTAAAGGAAATTGAGGATATTGAACCGTATGTTGAATTTAAAGAGGAAGAACAAAAAGAAATAGTCGAATTAAGTCCACCTCAACCAAAAGTAATAACTTGGAAGAAAATAGGTGGTGGTGCTTTACTTTTGAATAATAGGTATATAAAGCCGGGACAAATATTCACAGCTACAATAGAAGAAATTCCTACTGCTTTCCGTGATGTGGTTGTACCAACAGATGATTTGCCTTCTGATAAACTATTAGTAGTCAAATCAGATATTAAATACACTATTAAGAGAATAGGTAAGACAGAAACTTACAATATTGTTAGTGCAGATGGGAAAGTCTTAAATGAAACACCTTTAACGAAAGTTGAAGCTGAAAATATTTTAAAGGCTTTGTAATGAACTGGTCTGTTCCTAAAATATGGGAGGGTGGTGATGTTTGGATTATAGGAGGTGGGCCTTCTATAATTAAACAATTTGATATTCCGTTGGATGTAGTAAATGATGTTGTTAATAGAAAACTATCACCCTCCCTTTATTCTTCTTATATGGAATCTATACATAGTAAGCATATTATAGGAATTAATATAGCTTATATGTTAGGTAATTGGGTAGATATGGTGTTTTTTGGAGATCATAATTTTTTAGAATTGAATAAAAATAGCTTATATGATTTTCCAAATCTTAAAGTAAGTTGTGTTCCTAAATCAGAAAAATACCCGTGGGTTCATTGTTTAAGTAAGGATCCAACTCATCCATTTGGAATAACTACTCATCCTATGACTGTAAGTTGGAATAAAAATAGTGGAGCAGCAGCAATTAGTGTAGCAGAACATACAGGAGCAAAAAGA